ATGAGTCACTCTTCTATAAAATAAAAGTCGTTTTCCTCTATTATATCCACTTAAATATTTTTCAGTTATGATGAGTCACTCTTCTATAAATTAAAGTCGTTTTCCTCTATTATAACCACTTAAATATTTTTCAGTTATGATGAGTCACTCTTCTATAAAATAAAAGTCGTTTTCCTCTATTATATCCACTTAAATATTTTTCAGTTATGATGAGTCACTCTTCTATAAATTAAAGTCGTTTTCCTCTATTATAACCACTTAAATATTTTTCAGTTATGATCAGTCACTTTTCTATAAAATTAAAGTCGTTTTCTTTCTAATATAACCACTTAAATATTTTTCAGTTATGACTGCACGTCAAATATGTACACATTTAACCACATAATCAGAAAATAACAATTAAGTGAGTTGGATAGTTATTTCTCTTATTGGGAATTCTTCAGGATTATATGACGTATTTACTCTGTGTTTATATTGACGGACGAATGGACCTGATCCACCTTTAACAGAGAAGTCGTCAATCAAATCAAACACATTCGCCTCTTTTTTATCCTTATGCAATCTCATTAAACGACCGATTGATTGAGTCACTGTAGTATATGACTTCAATGGTGACCCAAGAATCATATTATGTAGTCGTTTAATATTGACACCTGTCGACAAGATCGCATAATTAGCGACAAGAAGTGCTTTAGTGTCTTCTTCTAATATACACCTTGTTTTTTCTCTAGTTACTGAGTCATCTTCACCGTTAATAAAATACACATGATATTGTTGTTGGAATTCAAACGACTTCTTGCCGACAATATCTTTGTTTTTAATAATTACATCAGGAAACAGTTGTTTCATTACAATAGTGAATAGTTCTTTCCCGTGATTGGTATGTTGAAATAACAATAAAGTATTTCCGACATTCATCAGTTTACAACCCAAATTAACAATGAACTCATTTCTTTGTATGTGTTCTTTAACAAATTGAAGTTTCTTGGGATGCGTTCCTACTCCCTTGAACATATTCTTATCGTCTGAACCGTAAGTCAATGTGACTGCGTGGATGTTCACTGGTGTTCCTAGACCACGATCTATTAATTCTCTACTTGTTATGTATGTTTTTGGCATGCCGAATAATCCGACTAATTGCATCTTGTATGTTGGATCCTCTGGTAATGTTCCAGTGAATCCGAATTTATACTTACAATTGACTGTTTTGGATACAATGTCGGATGTCACTTCAGACGCAAATCTATGACATTCGTCACATATAACGAAATCCACAACATCAATACTTCCGTCATAATTTTTCATCGATTGCCATGTAGATATAGTAATGCTGGAATCTAAGTTCATATCTACATTACCACCACCAATTAAATGAATGTCGTTCATAATAGATTCGATGTGTTCGATTTTATCCGACAATTCAATAGAATGACTTTCTTCCAATTGTTTATTATATAGGCTCAATTGCAAATAATCTTCCATATCAGAATAAATCTGATTAAGTAAAGATATAGTAGGAACCAAAATAATGCCTTTCATATTGTGTTGACGGAAGAACATACACAACAAAAAGATTATACAACTCTTACCTGAACCAGTGCAACATTTATTGATTTGTTTACACCCCATAACCGATTCCTTGAAAGCCTTAATTTGGAAGTCGTACGGTTCGAATGGAAGATCTATGGACTCGATGAAGTCATCAACATCCTTTTCTGTATAATCTGACAATTCAGGTTCGACATGTACTCCTAATAAAGGAACATGTCCGTTCAACACGACCAATCCGTCATTATGTGGAACTGTGAAGTATTCGTATGGTGATTTAAACCCTGATTTCACTAACGGATCAAAAAACGCATTCGGACGTTCTACTTTAAGGAAGTCACTAACTGACTTCAACTCATTAATCGATCCGTCTAATTGTGAATATGACTCATTTAATCTAGTTATTTTCAACGAAACAACTGATACGCTATTTCTGCGTTCGTCATAGTAGTAAATGCCCACTCAACAACTTGTCCACTAACCATATGCATCCTGATAACATAGTACGAATATTTCCTACCATTGTGGTGGTACGGATAGCTAATTGGTCGTTCCGCTGACTCAATATTGACGTTATTCACACTCCTATTTGAAAATACTTTGCCGTCTTTCAACTCAACAACTGATTGATTTGGGGTTATAAACATGTCCTACTCCTTAATAAACTTGTGATATTTCAATACGTTATCATCGATCACATAGAATCGTTGACCTGGCATAGTAGCGTTTTTATTTGTTTGTTTGTTGTAACCGCATTTATCTACGATATTTCTAAGATTCTTATCATTAGTCACTGAACGTATGGACACTACATGGTTCAGTTTAATTTGACCTCTATTCAACACAGAGTTAAAGAATCGAAGATCGTCATTATCTCCACTAGATACGGATTTATTCACCAACACTTTAATATCATTCGAGTCATATTCTTTATTGATGAATTTATCAACGACATCGAAGTGTTTGCATTTATCCAAGAACCGAATATCTCTTATGGATAACTCAATGATTTTGGTTTTAATGTCATTATCACAATGTTTAATGTCTTCATTTATTTCTGCGATAATCGTCATAAGTTTATCGGAACACGATTGAGTGAGAATGTCGTTTTTTTGTATTTCGTTGAGTCGTAGGAATTGATCTATGTTACTATCTAATAGAGCTTCTTTATTCTCACGAAGAATCATTTTATATTTTCTAAGTACATCACCATCGAATTTTGAATCAATAATGACTGGATCTGAGGAGAAATGATATTTAGTCATCCACACCAACGCATTATAATGATCGAACTCTAGAATATTCTTAAATGTGTCTATTTTAATTGATTTCTTTCCAATCTTTGACAATCTAGGTTCACCATAGTCATCTATCTCAAACAACAAACTTCCATTGATATTGTTGTTCAAATTGCACATGTAGTCATCTCGGATGTCGTTGTACGTTGTTTTCAAGTAATTATGTCGTTTTCTTATAAACATATGTATATTTTTTGCTTTTCTTGTTCTTTTCATCATCTGAATCGAACTTATCACATCAGTAGACATTGATCCATCATAATGGAAGTGGTTGTCTATTTTATTCAGATTGCTAACTCCGACTGTTAGTGTTGGACTATAAATTAGGACATCCCACTTATCGTGATCGTCAAGTTCGAAAAGATTGTACACCAATTCTTTTGTTGATTTGGGTGTAGTAGCTGTGAGAGTCACAACTTTAAGTCCTTTATTTTCTAACAATAACTGAAGAGATTGGATAAACGATAATGACGTACCTGACACCGTTACCTTTTCTCTTTGCGCTACATCCAATATAGTTTGAACGAATTTATTACAATTACTGTAGTCCAATAACCGTGTTTCGTCTCTGTAGTGGTTATTCACCATATGAATGTTTGTTTTCTTATGATCCAACAAGAAATTCTCAAATCCAGTCAGAAATGCGTCAGCAATAACTAATTTCTTATTGAATGCTGCGAAGAACTTCGCTACATTTATGTTCGAATTATTTAATGTATTTCTACTATGCATCATCAACGATATGAATTCATCCATTATGACAACATCGAATGTTTTAATGTCGAATCTCCACAATGAGTCGAATTGACACACTAACGAGTCGCCATAATTATATTGATCTTTATTGTATAGCTTGATGTTATATTTCTTGGAGAAATCCTCTGCTACTGATATCCTGTTGGTTATGATTAGGACCTTCATATCCTGATTATGAGCGTCATTGATGCACGATTTAATGATAGTTGATTTGCCAGTTCCCATTGGAGAACGGATACTGAACAATCCGTCATCTTCAGTAAGGAACTCACTAATGGATTGTTCGATTTCTTCGGTACATATCAGATACGGTTCATTCACGTTGATTATTTTAGTATTTGTGTTGAATTGTTTCAACTCGCCATCATAATCGATATTCTTTTTGAGTAGTTCTTTTGTTTGGGGTAGTTTTGACAGTGCGTCGAATATATTGACAGATTTGACACTATTTCCGTGATGCATGGTGAATGGACTACTATCGAACCAAAAGTATCCACCAGGTGTTTTCACTTCATCTGGATGTTTGAATGAGATTGAGTCGTTTGCGTTCGGTGAAACTGCTTCGAATCCCATAGTATTGAACGCTTGAAGACACAAGTGAATGATATTATCAGCTTCAATGTTCTTGAATCTAGTAGGACTTATGTATTCTTTCTTGATTGATCGGATAACTGATTCGGTTTGTGTGTGTTCGAATGCGAATGGAACACCCAATTCATTATAATAGAAAACGTCATTCTTTCCTATTGGAGCGTTGAGTGATACTAACCTTGAAACAGCCTCATCGATTGTACAATACTGAGTCAACTCATGATGAATACGAGATATGACAGATTTAGCGTCAGATATCTTCAACTCGTCCACACACAAAATTCCTTTCATGTTGAAGTTATCTATTCCGTTATACGACTTAGACGCTCCAAGTATACATTGGTATGGTTGGAAATATTTAAGGACTGCTCGTTTCGATTCGACGTTATACACTTTATCGACATCGATGATTAAGTAGTTGATTGTATCGTTATAATACGGTTTAAGATTGACTTTCCGTCTATACGTTCTAATTGGTTGTTCAAGTGCAATCGGAATATTCAAAATGAAATTGGACACCATTATTTGATATAATTCCTTTAGAGTTGAACACACGAAATTCTCAAATACGAATGTCTTGTCCTTAAATGGAGACAATGGCATCTTACCGTACGTATCATTTGCGTGGAACACAGTCATCGTTCTATTCGTCATTCCTGCCTCGTCATTTTCTAAACTGTTGGTGTACTATAGAACAAACACTGATTTGCCCTTCACTTTTATGTCAAATCCTTTCAAGATTGATTTGATTTCTTTCTCATCATAGTCACGAATTAAATCAATTTGAGTACCAAATTTTGTTGGAATAATGAGTTTAATTTTAATGTTTGCAGCTCTGAGTAATTTCTCAGGTGACTTTTCTTGTGACTTTTCTGATGAAGATTGTTTAACAGGCGGTACGTTTTCACGTAGAACTTCTGTGAAGTTTTTCATTATATATCCTTTGTGTGAGTTGTACGATGGGATATAGTAGGAAGTCTACACAATCCCATCGTATTAGTCAACTATTAAATTATACTAAAGTTTGACAACATTACGTGGTTATTCGCTCCGCCAACACCGTTCAACGCAGTATAAGCGACGGATGGGGCTACACCAGTTGTAGCCTGAACTACAGTAGGATTGAATTGACCACCAGTATGAAGAGGTGAAATGCCGAACGCGTATCTATTATAGATGTTGTATGTGATCACACCAGAATTGAAGTTGGTTGCTTCCACAACATCATCCATGTATGGTGAAAATACTCCACACGACTTACTTGGATCATTTAAGTCACAAATACCAACATATGCTACAGTTGTTGTCGGATCTGGACTAACATAATAACTAGTGCTACCAATCTTAGCTAAAAATAGACCATCGTGACCATTAGAATCGTCAGAACGGAACAACTTAGATACTGACGTGAACGCACTAGCTTGTCTGAATGGTAGAACGCAAAATGATTCATACGTCTTGAAGTGATTAGAATTCATATGCAAAACAATTTCTTGAACCATTTGAGTTACTTCGTAGTAAGTAGTACGGGTATTAGTTGGAGCAGATAAAGTGAGGGTCGGTGTCGTATATACAACGCTATTAGTAGACAAGAAACTCAAACAATCTGTGTTTTCTACTTCGTTAGTCAATCCTCTCAATAATTTCCCAATAATGTCCGAAGCACGTTTACCATAAACATTCTTCATATCCTGAACAACTTCATCAGTGATGACTGTTGGAATCGGAACAGATGGTGAAACCATAACTACTTCTTGACGTAACAACTGAATCTCATTAGCACCAGGAACATTCAATAGTGATGTTGGTGTTGGACGGATGTTAAATAAAGCTGCAGTCGGACCATGCATCTGGACGACTGGCAAGATTTGTCTAGCTAACGACGGAACACTAGCTTGTTGAAACATATCCTTAATCGATAAGTTCTCATCGGTGGTGGCAATATTAGGATCGGCTGGTCCTGTTAGATTCTCATTAAGTGCTGTCATTATTATTCCTCTTTGTTATTATTTATCATTATCGCAATGTTCCTTATACGGACACCAATCACATAATTTAGAATACGACTTAGCAAACAACACATCTGTCTCCGAACTAATAATCTGGTTAGATAATTGCGATACATACACATCTAAATTGTCACGACTTAATAATAACGAATTCTCAATATTATGTTCGACGTACACATAACTTATTGATATATTTGATACTTTTGGGTATTTCACGAAGAAATAGATAGCATAGAACATCAATTGGTCATAATTCTGATATTTTTGATCTTTGTATTTACCGCTTTTCCAATCGCATAGGTACAATATGTCATTATCCATACCGATAAGATCGATAGCTCCGCGAAACATTGCGTTTTTATCTTTGTATTCTGTTGGTTTAAGATCTTTGGTCAATCCGAATCTAAATTCTCTTGAGTTGTCAATAGATAGGTATTTCGTACCTAATGGTGATTCCATAAACGAATCAACAATATATTGGTATTTATGGGCCAATTTATGAGTAGATTTATTTGGTAAGTTTTCAAGAATAGAGTGAATTGCTACACCCTTTAATAGTGGAGTTTTATCAAACTCACCGCGTTTCACCTTATCGATGTAGTTATACTTGAATTTTCGATTACATTGTTCGTGACTACTCAATTTGGAGAAACTATACGGTGAGTATTTCATTTAGTCTACCAATTGACCAATTTTATCAGAAATTGTTGTATCGGACTCCAACCATTCTTTAATTGTTTCTTGTTCAAAGATTTCGGTGGTTGATTGTTTGGCTTCTGCTTTAATCTTGTTGATCATTTTATTTACAACACCGACTGGTACTCCTTCTTCTTTGAATTCCTGTTTGAGTGCTTTGATGTCTTCATCGATTGATTTCCGATCTTTCAATAGGTTCAACAATCTCGAACTAAACTCAATGATATTCTTTTTTGCGTCATCTGATGATTTGATTTCCATTATGATTCCTTACTTCCCAATATGACATTCATACGATCAATATATACTTGATATTCTTCAGTAGTGTCGAAATTCAAATAAATGAATTCTGATGTAATATTTGACTCACCATTAGCTGCTCTAAACGTAACAGGATGACTCAAATTGAAAATGACGCGTTTCTTGAAATCAATGGTCTTAATAGAACTAATTTCATCGATATTAACGAATCCATTATCACGTCGATCGATATAGTTAGAACACACATAACTGTTCTTTGATATTTGATCAATCTTCGCTTCGAATTCGTAACTATTAGAACTATCCCAATAAACGTAATCGCTAATTAACTTACTATCCTTTCCAAATGACACACTATATGTCATATTGAAAACAATGCGATTTTGTTTACTGATGAACTTAATATCACTCACATTTTTGAGGTTAACCAATCTATCGTTTGTTTTTATAAACATCCTTCTTCTCCTATAACTTTTGCTGTAGTCTAATTGTCGCTGATATCCCATTAAAAATATTGTCGGTTACTAAATTGGACACATCAATATCTTTATGATTTAGAGCTAATTCGTTCATATCTTTTTCTGAATAAGTATTTGGTTGAACAAACACTGAATATCCTTTATTTGCATAGTCTATTGAGTTCAATATGCCAGTTCGATCATTATCTAACACGAACACTGGGTGTTTTATTGATTTGAGCACTGTGTCGGACAGTTTAGCTCCCAATAGTGCTATGACGTTGTTGCAATTAATGGATAATGCATCAAATATGCCTTCCATTATGTATACTGGTTTAGTGTTGTCTATATTAAAGAAATTAAACACTTTATAACCAATGTTAGCGTCATTCATATAAGTAATAAACGACTTTTGTTTTATTGATCTTGAATAAAATCCATACATTACATTATTATAATACAATGGAATAATGACACTTCCAGTTATATGATATAAAACATCTCCTATTTTGAGATCTTGGTGACCATAATACCACTTTCCATGTAACGCTGGATCGTATTCGATTCCTCTGTTTTTAATGTAATTCATCGCTTCAGGATTGTCCACTAAGTCGGTCATATACATGGATAAATCTTGAGTAATTACTGGATCTTTGATAATTTGTTTCTTTGGTTTGAATCGTTCGAACACATCACCATTCGCTAATTTACTCATAGTGCCAGTGAATGTTTCTCTCTTGTATTCAGATAAAATACTAGGAAAGAAATCTCTAAGGAATGAATACGGTGATTTATTCTGAACAGGACAATCACCATTAAAACATTTAATGAAATCAACACCTTCTTTATGATAGATGTGGAGTCGTGCGCTATTCTTTTTTTTATTAGAATCTCCACAGATGGGACATCTTACTGCAATGTCTACATCTGTGGATTTACCAATTAACGATCCACTGACAGCACGCAAGAAAAACTTCTTATTCACGCGGTCGATGGACATTTACTTGTATTCTTTAAGTGCTGCTTGAATCCGTTCATCAATAACTGATTCAGCTAGAACTACTTCTTTATTGACAATTGTGACAATTGACCGTTTATGACGTTTAATAAAGTCAGCCAATTCTCCCTCAACAGAATTCTCCATTACGGAAGTGGTCAGTTTAACTAATTGAAATCTAAACCATTCTTGGTGTAACAAATACAAACCTACTTTCAACAACATGCTTCTCATGTTTTCTCCTTTTCTACCATCCAAAATCACTAGCATTCAACTCTCGTTGAATTGGGAACACTCCTGACAACTCTAATATAATTGAACTGAGTCCATTATCTTTGAGATACTGTTCGAACTCAACAGCATTATATTCAACAGAAGCCGTTTTAAAGTCATCTAATATTGCTTCACGTATATAATCAGGAATTCCTTCCTCCATGACTAATGTGAAATTTCTATTATAATGTTCTCTATAAAGAGGATTAGAATCCAACCAATTATCAACGGAACCGTGTAGTTCTTCCATTTTAATTAGTGTCTTCGGTCCAAATCGAATCTTCTTGAATATATCCTTCACTCCAGTCGATTCGTTTAACCTATTAGTTCTCATGACATCAAAAGACTCAATTAAATCACGTTGGATATTTGTATCCAAGAATCTGAAATCCATCGGTGTTGTGATGCTAATACGTTTATTATTTAGTAAGTGTTCCCTGAATGTATCAGTGAACTCAGTACCATCGACTACTTTCGGTACATTATCAGATACATCACCCAATATACAATGTTCGTGTATCCATCGGTCCATATCAGACGACTTAGATGTTCCTGTGAGCCATTTCTTTGTTAATGATGAATATTGACTTACGTTGGGGTTACGTTGAGCCTGAATCATATCCTTGTCAGGACTATGTATAAGAATATTGTCAGAATTGTGAAACTCCGACGCTAATACTAACATAATATCATCAGCCTCAGCTCGTGGAACTGCTAACGTTTTCCATGGTAAATTATTTATCATTTGATCAGTGAACTTATCAAGTTCTGAGAATACTTCTTGAAACACAATAGGTGATTTAGCTCTATCAGTTTTACGAGTGGCTTTATAACTAGGCCACACATCACTTCTCCAATATCCTCCACGGGATTGATCTAAACAAATCACCATATCCCCAAACTTGTTACCGAATTCCTGTTTAACACTAAACAAGTTACTAATTATATTATGTTTGGTTAGACCGATGAACTCGGATGTAATATACTGACCATCCGAGTTCTTCTTTGGTTTGATTTGAGATATAGAATAATGAATCATTCTATGAAGGATACTTGAATAATCTACAAGTATCATTTAATAATTACTACACTAAACCAGACAATAGATCATCTAAATTCGATGCAGGTGTAACAACAGGTTTGGATACGTCAACAGGTTGTGTATCAACTGGTTGAGTTTCAACTGGTTGAATTTCTTGAACTGTTGGTGTTACTGTAGCCACACTAGCTTGTAGTGGATTAGGAGTTTGATCAGCGAATTCGACCCACGCCATTTTAGCTACTAATTCGTCATATGTCATAAACGACTCAGGTTTCAATAAATCAGACAGTTTATACGTATTAGCTTTAATATCCTCCAACGCCAATTCGACAGTGTCGTAGATAGAAGATACTTCATTGATTACTTCTGAACTATCGTAGTTGATTTGATTGTTCGCTCCTTTCTTAGCGACCAATCGGAATGAATTACCAGCCAATGGATTGAATAATTCTTTTGGTTGTGCACCTAAACTACGATCTTGTTCTGATGGATCAATAGCCGCTTGCAACTTGTCTTTCATGGAATTAGAGATTTCGTACATGAAGATCTTACCTTCATTTTCAGGATTGGCTGGGTCCTTTAGTACTTTGATGTTGGTAATGAATCGGACACTTCTGCTGTATAAACGAGCAGTATCTTTATCACCAGCGTTCCACTTATCTTGCCATTTCTCTTGGAATGGACACGCCGCTCCGATTGTAGCTGGTGAAAACTCAGATACAAAACGTTTTTTGCCATTCTTTGTTACTGTTGTGTTGATTTTGAACATTTGTTGAATCATTCCGCGTTCGGAATCAGGTAAGAAACGGATTAAAGCTGCACCGTTACCATCTTTGTCCTTTGCTAGTGTATAAAAACGTTCGTCTTTTGCGTACTTTTTCGTTTGTGTTGCGAATGGGTCTGTGCCACCCATTGATTGTTTCATTGCTTCAAAATTAAATGCGTTTACATCCATAGTCATACTTCTATCTCCGAATTGAACTGTGTCAGTTCTTCTAGTTTATAGTCTCGGTGGACTTATTTCAATAGTTTAATGACATTGCGGTCATAAAATCGATATTCCTATTTATACTTTGACACTCATCATGATCTCCATTCCTTCCAATGAGTCAGAACTTAGAATGATTCTATACGAGTCCTGAGTTGAATTATACTTGATTTTGAATGTATATTCAGAATCAGGCAACTTCTTGAAGTTATCCACAGGAATCTTCAATTCGAATTCCTTTGAACATGTATCTGGTTTATTGATACTGTATGTGTTACTTCTTGCGTTGAATCGATTGGTCGCTCCAAGAGATACTACCATATCCCCATCTCGACTAGTAAAAATCACTTCACTCAAATCTTTCAATACACCAGAACTTGACTTAATCCGTTTGATGTCAGATACAGATAGATGGAATTCACAAACACTTGGTGCTTGATTTGTTTTGTCGAATTGATCAGATGGTTTATCGTAGACATCCATCAATGCCAAATTAGTAGTGATGTACGTTGAATTAGCGTCGTCACTATTAATATTGATTGTGTTGTTTTCGTATGTGATGTTCCTTGAATCCGGAAACAACTTGATTAGTCCTAATAAGTCACAAAGAGAATCCTTCAATCCGATTGGTTCGAATGAATCTGGATCCAAAACAGATAAATCCAATAACATCTGAATATCTTGTGATTCAGAAATAGCGACTGTTTTTGGGTATTTCAAAATGACTGAGTTAGTGATCTTGTTCATTTGTTGTAAAATTTCAATTGTATCTTTGTTTAACATAGTATATCCTCTATTGTTTCGATTTAACTACACCCCATTCAGCAAAACCGATGGAGTTATAATATTCGTGTTTAGTCTTCGGCACTCTAATGAATTGGTCTTCAGTGCTCTTAAAAATAGTTGATCCACCGCCAGAAAGTGAAATGAAATCGCATTTATCAATGATCTTTCCGTATTTGGCTTCAATTAACTCCAACAATCCCTTCAGATACGTCTTCTTGATTGTTTGGATATACTCATCGAATGGATATTTCTGACCACGCAACTTGTAGATTCCGCTATCTAAAATTTCTTTGGCTTCGTGTAGTGAAATATCACGGTCGTGTAGTTCCTTGACTTTCTTGGCTACTTCAGTGGCAATTTTCATAACACCCTCACGTTCAATTCCTTCGAATAGATTCGGTGATGTTTTGCCGTCAGTAACTAAGAACATGTCTAACGTATTGAAACCGATATCACACCCAACAAATGAAGTCGTTCCAAGAAATTCCTGTTGTAGATGGGGAAAATTATCACCATACTTATCGATACACAATTTGGATCCAGCACCTTGTGGAAGAACGTAAACATCATCGAACTTGAATGTAGTGTCATTTACTACGAAGTTCATGAGTTTTTCCTTGAAGTGTCCTGAATTCTCAATTTGAGCCTTTGATAATCCACTCACGATTACATCAGGGGTAGTTTCAATTAATTGAAGTACGTGATATAAGAATAATGGTGCGTAATATTCAAGGTTCTTATAGTCAGTGATATCAATTAAATTTTCACTTGGAAGATTTAAAGCTGATTCTCCAACATAATAACTATGATCTAAGAAATCATAGATTCTTGAATCTGTCACATGTTCGTTACGCGCTGTAATCCCAATAGCTGATGGGAATTTGAATTGTTTGGTGATCGATCCTTCAGATGAGGCTAATGTGACCTTCACATCACCAAATCCAATGTCTACACCTAATATTTGTTTCATTGTCTATCCTCCGATAAATTGATTATACTACACTTGTGATTATTAATTAGAAGTCTAAATTTTGAAGTTCCTCAGCAACATTAGGTTTCCGATGATGGTCTTCGATGATTGGCAATTCAATCGATTCAACGTCAGTTGTATGATTGTAATCGATTGAGGTGTCTAACATTGGTTGTTGTTTAACATTAGTTGTTTTAGATACTGATTGTTTCTTAGATACTGATTGTTTCTTAGATACTGATTGTTTCTTAGATACTGATTGTTTCTTAGATACTGATTGTTTCTTAGAGTCGATGCTCACACCAGTTCCGTCAGAAAATACAATATGTAATTCGTCAAAATCTCTTGAACATTCGATGTTGAGTTTGAACATTAGAATGTAATATCGCGCATTTCTTCGGGCACTTCTGGTGCATTATCTACTGTTTCAGTTACCACTTCTGGTTCGTATACTGTTTGCACTGGAGCATCTAATGTTTCGTCAGACACTTCGAATGTTTGTTCTAATGTCGGACCATCGTTGTCGAATGTGAGTTCGACGTTCAATTTCTTCAACTTTGAACCAACAGGAAATTCCCTTAATTCTATAATCATACTTTCTCCTAATGGACAATTCGGTCAATTAAATTTTTCAATATTCGTACACAAAACGACAACTCAGATTGTAAACAATACAACTCGATTTCTACTTTTGAATATAACGGAATCTCACACATAGTCCCTAAAGATTTTGTGGATTTATGTTTTTTTACGGACTCAGATAGATTAGTGAACATATTCATACTGTCATTATATATTCCCATGGACTCTTCAATTTGATCGAGTCTAACAATTTCCAATACACAAAAATTATATAATAGTTGTACTTCTTTACTAGATACATTAACTGAGCCATACTCACAAAACACCACAGCACACTCAATTGCATCACTCAACAACAGTTCTCGTAGTGCGTCATAATTACTTGGACCCCATTCGATTTGTTGAATTAATTTATTGCTACTTTCTATTTGAGCTATTTTGAATAATTGTTCGAGTTCGTTGTCAATCAACTTGTTTCTCCTATTATGTCAGTGTGAATTTTTTAGACATATCACCACGAATCTTAGGTTTATGATATGTTCCCCCTAAGAAATAAGGAGTGTCAGTGAATTTAACTAAGTATTCTCGTCCTTTGAGTATCCTATAGTTGAATTCAGTTTCGAATTCCCCAATGTGCCCAACTGACGTTTTCTCTAAAATAATATCTTTATCGTCTAAGAACGCCAATACTGACATATTATTGACTAAACACACATTATATCTACTATCAAAGTATCGTCCCATAAACCATATCTTGCCAGGGTATTCCTTGGATAGTTTTTCGCCAACTCCACGACTATTAATATGAAAGAATACTGAATATGACGACTTTGTCGATTCTAACATTGGAGAATTATTAATGAACTTAGATAACGCATTCATTCCGACGTCAGAGTTCCGTCTGACCATCTTATATTCCTCATCAGGACGTAATGGTTTGACCAAACTAACTAAAAATCGGTCACTTCCGTGTTTGAGCTCGTCATAATTAACCATGATTGGTTTGGAGTCAACTCGGAAATACCAATCGTATGGTGGTTTTGTCGTAATAAATAAGTCGTAATCGATGTCATTATTGGCCAATGTCTCCTTCGTCATATTGAAGAAGTTGGTGTCGTAGTACGGATCAATAGTTACGAACATTTTCTAATCACCATTAATTTGTTCATAGATAAGTTATACATACATACTCCTTTAAATGTACCGTGTTTGACACACAAATATACAAATACTCCCAACAAATACACTGAGTGTATAGGAAACAACAAGGACATATGGTCGTACACTGTTTTTTTCGGTAATGATTCTATCAACGCCAACAAAAACTGTTTAGGTTTTGTTGGTAAACATGTAATGATTGTCTCCTGACACACCCACACACACACCAAGCACAACACGTTGAAATAAACGAAGTTGTTGTAGGTGTCTATCATGTAATATCGTTCAACCATAGTTGTTCGATTGTCGTCTTCTCCAAACGTTTCTTTGTTCGTTTTTGTTCGTTTGTGTTCTTAGTCAATACATTCACCCTTTCAACAGTAAGAGATTGGATCGACATATTCAATAAATAATCATAGTCACCATCAACTTTAATAATACCATCAATGTCAGACAGGTCTTCCACAATATCTTTTTTCTTTCGTTTATTTATACGAAGAACGTCATCAAGAATGGATTGAATAAATATCGTTTTACTCATAGCTAAATCAATTTGATAGGAATATTCTGACAATAATGACGTTTTGCGTTTATCCATATACTCCATTTTAATTCGGATGTAATGATCAATAACGTCTTTGATTGTCTCATACACACAAATCTTATTATTCTCATCGATGACTGTGTAGTTCTCAGACACTACTTTTCTGAGTTTGAGTTTGGTGATAATATCATCATGGGACCATTTACTCAGGTCTTTACTGTTAATTCTGACAATAAATGAGAATTTATCCTGATCAGATTTATCATCATAAGAATGAATCACTTTCTTATCTTCCAATGTATCCAACGTCTTCAAGTAACTCCGAAGATCGTATCCTATTGGGAGTTCAGAAATCTCGACCTTATTTACTCCGATTTTCTTCGCAACTCCCGACATTTCCCATTGTTTGGATGTTTTGCCTTGAACAATCGTTCCCATGAATCCATCATAATGTGGAATCAATAAACTAACATCCGCTGGTTTCTTATTTATAAAATCAACAATGTATTGAGTTATAGAATCAACACTTCGTGGAAGAATCTTCTGAGCAAATCCTGAACTCAATCCGTCTGAACCATTTACTAACAATAATGGAAGATTCGGTACATAGAACACAGGCTCAATGTTGTTCTCCTCGAATGTTTGAGCTGTGAGGTTTACATTGTCGTTTTTATCGAATAATTCGAAGAACCTATCAGAACCATACGTGTAAATGTATCTCGGTGCAGATGCCTCTGGACAAAATCGTGTACCAAAGTTACCAGATGATTGTAATAACGCAATATTGTTGGTACCAATGTGATCTTGCGCTAAGTTGACAATAACACTTGCCATCGAACCATGTAAGTATTCAGCAAATTCAGCTGCTTTACTATCCAATTGAGAAACCTTGATTTCTTCATGAATATTCTTGTTCATAATAGTATATAATACTTTACGAGCAGCGTTCTTTTGTCCATCAACAACAGATGCAATCTTCCTGAGATTGTCGTAACTGGCGTGATCGACGTAATCAGTATTGAAGAAATCTGTTAATTTCATTTATTCTTTGGTTTCAACGTATTCAATTCACGTTCCAATACCATGTCTCTCCATCGTTGGAATTCATTAGCAGCAAAATGAGCGTTTTCATATAAACTACTGATTTGTCTGCGATGTTTGAACGCTGTGTGAATGTCCATGAAATCTGACGGATTGTCACTCTTCGTGATGATATGTGGAAAGATCGAATCTACGTGCCACATACAAATTTCTTTAGGAATTGATATTGGTTTCCGACTTCTTTTTGGTTTGGTTAATTTTAAAATTTTCATTGTATGTCCTTTATGATTTGGCTATGTTGAAGTCATTTTCAACAATGTATGACTTTCTGGGTGCTGAATCATCACCCAACCATTCATCTATAATTTTGGCTGAATCGAATTCAACCTTTTGAATCATCTTACCTAACCCATCTACTTCAACAATATGTCGAAGGTCCTTCTCGTTCCAAGTACCCAATCCCTTCATCCACTTAGGATGTTCACCACGTTTCACAACAACATCATCACTTGAATTATAGTACCAACGTTGTAATGACTTATTCTTAGATACAGCAATAACAGGCGTTTGTAGGATACCAATATGATCAATACAATCAATCATATATCGATGAAAGAATCCTGATAATAATCCACGGATATGAAATCCGTCCAAATCCTGATCGGTTCCGTATACGATGTGAGTGTAACCAGATACAATCTTTTTCCCACGTTTGGTGTTCTTTTGGTTGTTGTATCGTTTCAATAAATCGGGCGTCATCTTTAACTTTTTCATAAATCACCAACCATTTGATCGAATGTTATCCATTGATCGTTTACTTCGATTAAATCGTTTTCATTGATAATTGTCGGTACTCCATCTACATCAATTTCATAATAATCACCATTCGGTTTATCAGCAAACTTACATTCTGATCGGATTATACTGAATAATTCAGTCAATTCCTTGTTCTTAACGAAGTCACTATGTTTGGCCCTGTATGAATTGAGTGGTTTACCCTTTAGGATATAATATCCACAATCCTTCCTGCCTAATACTGGTGAAAGACCACCAAATGCTGAATTATGTGATACTAATCCGTTACCCAATACGAATGAATTATTTCCTGATACCGTTATGTCTTGAACATTCTTGTATCCACTATCCTCAACGGAGTCGATGTCAACTAATTCGTAACACATTCCGAAGTATTCTTTATCTTCTATCATTAGTTCTCCTATTGACTGGACCGAACTTACCCAAGAATAATGACGTCATTCGGAGATACGTCAGATCCGTGTACTTTAGATATCACATCGCTTCTCATAACTACGAAGTAATCGTCTTGTGTATATGTTATGTTCTCAGTACCTAATTCGATTACACCGTTATCATTAGAAGTTACCAATAATCCGTTGGTATTCGAGTCGATCCTTGATTTGACTAACTTATATCGTTTCAAGTCGTTTTTGATTGTTTCTGCAGTTAAATATACAAATTTATTGTTCTTGGTGTCCAATACGAACATCTTATGTTTATAACCACATACAAATTCTCCAACACTACTGGTGAATGTCAAGGTCTCCTTCAACAATTTAGTCTTCGCTTTGACAACTTGAGTCGTTAAATCCCCAGACAGAATACTGTCACCAATGTCAACATCCTTTAGTGGTTTGGTCGTTAGATCGCTCATCGTGATTGGCGTATCCTCTGATAAACATTCCCCCTCAACGAGTATTAAATACTTCTTGGTGTCAGTACTAGGATAATATTTGTCCGATTTAATACGCTTCTTGACACTACCTAAACTACTTAACTCTTGACGACGCTTGAATTCCTCACGAATTCGGTAAATTTCAGTAATAGGATCAATAATGTCCTTATTTTTGAATAGTTTATCGACGATCGAGTCGAATGGAACATTTCCAAGGAACGCATTAACTTCTTTAGCTGAGTTTGCTATTTTTTCTTTGGTTTGGGAATTGAACTTAGCGTTCTTGAAGTTCTTCATGAACATGACAACCATCAATTTATTCTTGATGTCACCAGGTTTGATACTTTTGTATTTACGGACTAACTTGTCACGCAAACCATTCACGATTGATTTAGTGATGATATCAATGTGAGTGCCACCATCAGGGATTTTGAGACCGTTTACATATGAAAATTGACGGAAATCCTCAGAACTATTTGGTAAGATGGCAAATCTATAATCATCAGATTCGTATATTTCGTGTGATGGTGAAAACATTGAAATGTATTTCTTGAATGATCCGACATTGACCAATTTATTGTTGAACTTGAATTTAATGTCAGGATACGACAAACTCAAATTGATCAATCGTTGACGAATGATGGACATGTGAATATCATCAATGGAGGTTAAGGAGAATCTATTCAAATCAGGGTAGAATTTAACTGTTGTACCCATTACCGTCGATGGTTTAACCGATTCTTTGTACGATTCCGCGTTATCCTTGAATGTGATTGTATATTCGTTGATTCCGTCACATGTTCTACCGATGAATTTGGATGAGAAACAGTTAGTAGCGAATGATCCGACTCCATTCATTCCTATCTGAGCTTGATTATCATTATCATCAAAATTGGAACCAGTTTTAGAACGATTCCAACAAATCATAGGAATGTAATCCCCATCATTGTTTTTCACAACTGGAATACCAGTACCGTTATCCTTCACTTCAACGTAGTCAGATGTAATCTTCACGGATATCTGATTAGCGCTTTGGAATTGCGTCTTAATAGCGACATCAACACAATTATCAATCACTTCGTTGATGATCTTACATAATCCAGGAACATAGTTGAACGTGTCATACTCAATAACGTTACCCTTGAGTACATAATCACTCGTTTCTGTTTGATCTACAGATCCGATATACATTGCACTTCGCAATAATATATGTTCTCGGTCAGATAGAGTTTTAATGTTGTGTGTCAATTACGACTCCAACAAGTCAAGAACATAATCAATTTCAGATGAAGTCAAATCAACATTACGTTCAATTAAGTCCTTCAATTCATTAGAAGAATTAGACATATCCATGTTTTTCACTAAGTCGTTTAAGTATTCCATAATCAGTACTCCTTATATTGGGAACTCTACACATTTAATCTAAAAGGTCAACAGTTATGACTCCAACAAACTAAGAACATAATCAATTTCAGATGAAGTCAGATCATCATTATGTTCAATTAATTCCTTCAATTCGTCAACTGACAAATCAGACTCATCCATATTTTCAACAAATTCGTTTAAGTATTCCATGATCAGTACTCCTTATATGAGGAACTCTATACACTTACATCAAAAGGTCAACAATTTATTTGTCTTAGTAAGTATCAATTGTTCCATAATGATGACTCATTATATGAGGAACTCTATACACTTACATCAAAAGGTCAACAGTCAATATAATGACTGTCATAACTGAAAAATATTTAAGTGGTCATATATGAAGGAAACGACTTTATTTTATAGGAAAGTGACTCATCATAACTGAAAAATATTTAAGTGGTTATAATATAAGGAAACGACTTTATTTTATAGGAAAGTGACTCATCATAACTGAAAAATATTTAAGTGGTTATAATATAAGGAAACGACTTTATTTTATAGGAAAGTGACTGTCAGAATCAAATTAATTACGGATTATAATAGAAGGAAACGACTTTAATTTTATAGAAAAGTGACTGTCAGAATCAAATTAATTACGGATTATAATAGAAGGAAACGACTTTATTTTATAGGAAAGTGACTCATCATAACTGAAAAATATTTAAGTGGTTATAATATGAAGAAAACGACTTTAATTTTATAGGAAAGTGACTGTCAGAATCAAATTAATTACGGATTATAATAGAAGGAAACGACTTTATTTTATAGGAAAGTGACTGTCAGAATCAAATTAATTACGGATTATAATATGAAGAAAACGACTTTATTTTATAGGAAAGTGACTGTCAGAATCAAATTAATTACGGATTATAATAGAAGGAAACGACTTTAATTTTATAGGAAAGTGACTGATCATAACTGAAAAATATTTAAGTGGTTATAATATAAGGAAACGACTTTATTTTATAGGAAAGTGACTCATCATAACTGAAAAATATTTAAGTGGTTATAATATAAGGAAACGACTTTATTTTATAGGAAAGTGACTCATCATAACTGAAAAATATTTAAGTGGTTATAATATGAAGAAAACGACTTTAATTTTATAGGAAAGTGACTGTCAGAATCAAATTAATTACGGATTATAATAGAAG